TGGTATCATTTGTAAAGCAAAGCCATTAAACAACTCATTATCTAACGCTACTTTTGCAAATAAACTATCTACTGTTCCTGATGTAAAAGTATTATTGAAAATGTCAAAAGCCATACGATCTGAAATATTCAACGACTTGGAACGTAAGCCCTGACCTGATATGTATTCACTTTTTGAATTTACAATAGTGTTATGTGTAGTTGAACGGCTAAATAAGTCAATCAACTCATTAGGGTAAAGGTTATTATTTCCGTAGAATATCCAATCCTTACCCCTCACTTCTTTAAATACGGGTATCTTCGTTTCCTCAAAAGAAAGGTAGGTTATAGCTGATGAAGTCATTATTTTACTATTAGCCATTATACACGTATTCGTTTATTGTTTGGGTGTGTGAGTATTCAGTAGGTAGAGTTGTAGTAACTAAGTATTTACCTTCTTCTACCTGCGTTAATCCTGTTGGGCTTAAATTAGTAGATGAAGCCTGTTCATAAACATAATACTTTCCGAAGCCTGTCTGTAAACTTACTTGTCCGCTTAGTGGTGTCGGGCTTGCTTGGTCGGTAATCGTGAACTTATTGTATCGGTATGTGTATAAACTTAAATCAGTTGCTATGCAATAGTCAATACTTCCGTCCTGGTCATTGACAAATTTCCACAAATAATAAACCGTCCCCGTTAATGTAGTTTTTTCAGCAAGTGTTACTACTATGGTATTCGCGGAAGTCTTTACAAACGATAGCATACTGATAAATATACTTTATTTACTTTTGTGCAATAGCCTCATAAACTTCCCACCGCTTTTTATTGACTTCTGCTATGTGAAACTTTTGAACGTCTAAGTATAACTGTTCACTCAAGTCTTCTAATAGTGCAGGGCTTTCAATTAAGCGTTTAACACCTTTTACCCAGTCTTCGCTATACTTTACTACAATAGAATTTTTAGCGTTGCAAATGTCGCTATATGGCTTTACATCGGATACTATTAAACCTTTCTTGTGGAAGCCCGCCTCAATTACTTTTAATTCGCTTTTCTTTGTGTTAAATTCCGTATTCCGCAAAGGTGCTAAAGCAACATCAAATGAATTGTAATGTAACCCGTAGGAATAAACATCGGTAGTAGGTAGGGCTGTGTAGTTTTCATTCTTGTAATCGTTGGTAATTATCCTTTTATAGTATTCATAAACTCCGTCCTTATTGCCATCGTGTACGAATTTAAAATGTACCGGCAAGGATTGATTGAATACATCTTGAGCAAACCAATACAGTAACTCTATATCTTCAACGTGACAAGTCCCGCCAATCCATCCTAATCGTAAATCATAAGAGGCTTCAGGTTTAACGCACTGAAACTGTTTATAGACTTCCGGGAATACTGCATTAGGCACTACGTGAACGTTTCGGTTAATTCCTTTTACGGACTTCGCTAAATATTTAGTAGTGCAAATTACATGATCCGCCACTTCCACAGCCTCCCTTATTTGGTTGGTGGTTTTATTTTGCTTCCATTCCTTTTGTAGTATGTGACCTGCGCCAAGCTGCCAATAGTCATCTAAATCTAAAACCAACTTTGTATGTTTCTTTATTTCGGCTGCAATCTCTTTAGTCTTTCCGTTGTAGTAAATACCCCTGCTGAAAATTACAAAGTCGTATTTAGTAAAGTCTATGCCTTCAGTATTAGCGCAGCTAAATAGTTCTACCGGGTAATTCTCCCCTAAGTGATGGTGTGGCATTTCTAAGCGGTAGAAGTTACTACCCGCACCGCCTAAGTTATAGACTAAAAGTATTTTCATGCGCCAAATATAATAAAAAAACCCCTGCAATTAGCAAGGGTCTTTCTAAAAAATCAGTATAAAGAACGATGTTACAATCCTAATGAAGTAATTACTGAAGTCGTTACAAGCTGAATGTCGTTAGCTTCGTTGCCAGAGAATGTAATCTCATAGCCGTTTCTATCCCCAAATGCCAATCCTGACTTACTTGCCTGCGCTGATTTCATCAATCCATAATCCAAACCAAACACGAAACTTTGACCGTCACGCATCTTTACGATAGCGAGTAGTCTGTTTTGAGCAAGTAGTTTTAACTCTTGTCTTAACGCTGCTGTCAATCCATTGATTGCAAGTTTAACCTCTTGAGCATAGAAGATAGTGCCGTTTGGTCTTGATAGTGTTTCATTACTTGTTGCCTCTGAAACTTCTTCTTCTTGTTCGTATTTAAAGAACTGCCCACCGCCAACAGTCCAAGCCGTCACCGTTCCTGATGCCGCTGTAACCGTTCCTTTGTTTCCGTAAGCTAAGAATGACACCCATTCTACACCGCCTACTGACGTTCTACATCCGAGTGAGTAGCCAACTGTTAATGCACATGCCATGTTTTTATCTGTTTTAAAAAAGAAAGGCGGGCTTTAATTCCCGCCCCTCTCTTTGAGTTTGTAATTTATTACGAGTTTGCGTATCTTACGATTTCGCTTGGGTAAGCAATCTGCCATCCTCTGCGGAAGCGGAATGAATACTTTACGTTATCGTCATCTAATGATGCCCACATTTTAACTTGTTCTTCTTCGTTTTCCATGTCGCATCCTAAGAATACGTTTTCAGGGTTAAAAGCGAAGATACAGTTCTGTGCTGATACTGAATACAAAGCATCCAATCCGTGAACCGGTACAATTTCGTGTACTGAACCTTCAGCCATAATTCCCTGTTGTGTTCCGCTGCCTACTGCTACGTGATACAAGTTTGCATCCATCAAAGCCTGACGATAGATTTCAGCCGCATCATAACCCATGAATATCTTTACTGCTGAATTTCCTTTCAGAGCCGCAGGGATATTAGAGATAATGTTTTTGATAATTGCACGTGCGTTGGTTGCGTTGTAAGTTGATGCTGTTGCTACTACCTCACCTGTTGCGTTTACGATGGTCTTGATAAGTCCATCATACAGTAAAAGGTATTGAGATGGTGAACCTGTGTCACCCTGCCAGTCAGCAGTTTCCAAACGCTGTTTAATACCACCAATGATATTATCTACAATCACTTTCGGAACGTCAGCCTCTGAAATTTGCTGACCTTTCTTCAAAAGAACTTGCGTCCATTTCGCTTGCAATGCACGTGGGCAAAGAGTGTCTTGGAATTTAATAGCAATAGTAGTAAGGTTACGCTGTGTGAACGTAACATCGCCTGAAGCATTAAAGCCGCAAGTTTCGCCTGCCTGTGGTACGCTGTTGGTTGATAATAGTTGCAAAGCTGCGGCACTTTTAATACCTGTTTGCAAGTTCATGATAGCTGCGGTTTCCGCGCTGAATTGCACCGCTGTTAAGAGGTCGGTTGACGTTTGGTCAACGTAGTCTGTGAGTGCTGATACTGTAAATCCCATTGTTTATTTTTTTAAGTTGTTAATGCTTTTTGCTAATTCTAAAATTCGTTTTGTTTTTTTATCGGTTGCGCTTGAAAAGTTTTGTTCTTTTTCTTTTGGTTCACCTACCGGCAAGTCACCAATCTCATTGATTAGTTCTGCCATTACTTTGAAGTCTGCGCTTATCTTTGCAAGTTCTGAGGCTTTCAAGTTGTTGATAGCTTCCTCAATCTTCGCGTTTATATCTTCTTTTGGTGCTTCGCTGAATTTACCTTGTAGTTCTGCAACGGTATTTGTAAGTGCTTCCACTTTTGCAAACAGGTCACTTAATGCCGTCCCCATTTGTTCTACTGTCATTGCTTCTGCGTTGGCAGTTTCGGGTTCTGCGTTAGGGTCTTTAGCCGCTTGTTCTGCTCCGGGTGTAATCGTTACTACAACACCTGCTGCCATTTCCAACATAGTACCGTCTTCTAATTCTACAACACCGTCAGGAACTGCAACGTCACCGTCAGGAGTTGAAACAAAAACAGCAGTACCTTCTTTAAGGTCGCCCTCGTATTTCAGAATAGAACCGTCTTTAGCAACAGCTTCTGAAAAGGCTGACTTAATAAGGTTCTCAATAGCTGCGAATTTCTCCGCCCCTAAAAGTTCTTTAATTTTTTCTTTGATGTTCATACCTGTAAATATTAAATAAAAATTATTGTGCAAAAATGTCTATCAGTTTTTTTATCGTTTGCTCTGAACTGTCCGTTAAATGTTCTTCAATAAAAGTGCCTTCTACTGAAAAACCTGTGAGCGTTCCTGTCTTAACAAAGTTTTCCCAAACGTCATTATTATCAATCTTCATTGAAACAAACCATGATCCGTCTGGCAGTTCATCGTAGCCTTTCGGAGTTTCTATTCCCCGCGCTTTATCAATCAACATACTTTCAATAACATAAACCCCGTCCGTTACGTTGGCATGGTTCATATTTACGTTGGAGGTAAACTTGTTTCTGAAATACTTTTCTACTATCTTACGAATAGTGTCAGCCTTAAACATTACAAAGTATTCGCCCCTTGTATTATCTCTGCGGTAAATAGGCATATTGGCAATCATGGCAGCACCCGAAACGATGCGTTTCTCTTTGTCTCCTAACTGAAATCTGTGTTTGCTTCCGTTGAATACGTGCCACCCTTTTTCTATTGCGGGGCGGTCTACTATGCTGATAAAATTTACCCCTACATTATCTTCGTCATTGATTGTAAGTTCGTAAATAGGAAAGTCTTTTGCCATACCTGTAAGTATATTTTTACTATATTTGTGCAAAATCATAAAACCAAACAACATGGAAGAAACCGCAACAATATCACTGAAAAGATTAAAGGAACTTGAAAAATACGAAGAAGCCCTTAACGAAAAAAAAGCAGTATTTTATCAAAATTTTGGAACTTACGGCTTCTCAAGACTTACTATATTATCTGAAACGGAAACAAATAAGGTTTTACTAAACCATATAACAGAGCTAAATAAGAAGATTTATTTAGAAATAGACAAGCCTAAGAAACGTTGGTTTTAACTTACTGTATTTTACTAAGCCCCTCAATTACATTTACCTGTTGCTGCGTTCCTGTTATATCCGTTTCGGTTACATAAACCTGTTGTGGAATAGGAATAGA